ATGATCCTTACACAGGAATATTAGGCATCATGAGCAATGTGGGCGGAAACGCAGGCAAGCAAGCAATGCCAGGAATTGGTACGATAGTATCACCACCTCCCAATCTAGTTGTATCGTTCAATGGAATGGAATTAAACAGTAATTTTTTATGGGTTGATGAATATTGGTTACAAGGGCATTATAGAGAATCTAAAGGACATATCATTTCAGAAACACAACCAAGAGCAGGTGGTGGGGGATATGCAGAGTTTTCTAGCCATACACATGAAATTCATAATGATTACACAAAGACCAGAATTATGACTGATACATGGCATATAGGCGATAAAGTAATGTTAATTCCGATAGTAGGTGATGATGAAAGTACAGCAGAGCAGTACTTTGTATACGGAAAATGTAGGAGGTTAGACGGCAATGAGTAATCCATTTATGAAAGGGAATACACCAAGTAGCATTGACGTAAATAAAAATCTGCCACTATGCAAAGAGCTAGCTTGGGACTTTCAACGAGATACCTATCAATATGATAGAAATGGAAATCATAAATATGTGACTGGGAATGATGCAATAAAAGTATGGGTATGGAAAACATTAAGAGTAGAGCGCTACCGTTATAGAGCATATTATGATGATTATGGTATTGAGTTTGAACAATTCATTGGGAAAAAGCCTAATGATACGCCTAGCCAATATGATCTATTTGAATATGTAAAGGATGCGTTATTAGTTAATCCATACATTATAAATGTAGATGCTGTAAATGTAATTCAAGAACATAAAATAATTACACTACAAATAGAGTTACAAACAATTTATGGCCCAAATACGATAGGAGTTGAAGTATAATGCTAGAACCACAAAGTAAGCAAGATGTGCTAGGCCGGCTACTAGCAGATTTCAAAAAAATAGATAAAGAGGGATTGAGTACACATGAGGGGACATTTGTATTTGATACATTAAGCTCAAATGCAGTTGAGTTTGAAAAATCTTATGCAGAAATGCAGTTGATACTTGATGCGGCATTTCCACAAACTGCATGGGGAGAATATTTAACACGTCATGCGGAAGCTCATGGGGTATTTAGAAAGACCGCAACACAAGCTAATGTAATATTAACTATAACGGGCACAGCTAATACAGTTATACCTAAAGGAAGTTTATTTAGTACAGACAATGATGAAACATTTAGAACTGCTAAAGAGGTCAATCTAGGTGATACTGGGAGTGCTAAAGTATTGGCATTATCTGAACAACTTGGAAAATCTTTGAATGTAGGGGCAAATACAATCACAGAAATAGTTGGGGGGATATATGGTGTAAATACAGTTACTAATGAAGCGGCTGCTTATGATGGATATGATGAGGAAACTGATGCAGAACTTTTAGATAGGCTCCTATTAAAAGTTAGAAAACCTGCAACCAGTGGCAATGTATATCATTATGAACAGTGGGCTCGATTAGTTAATGGTGTCTTTTTAGTTAAAGTAATTCCATTATGGAATGGTCCGGGAACAGTTAAGGTTATTATTATCAATAATGAACGTGAAAGTGCTAGTACAGAATTAATTGAAAAAGTTAGGGCTGTAATTGCTGAAAACGCACCAATTGGGGCAACTGTTACTGTAGTAACACCAACAATATTTGATATTAATATTGAACTAATAGTGACAAAGGGTAAAGCAGATATAGAGGCTGTTAAAAAGGTATTAAATGAGGAGTTTAAAAAGCAAATTTTTAATGGCACATATGTATCTTATGCTAATATTGGTAAAGCTATTTTAGCTAATAAAGAAACAGGGATATTAGACTATCGTGATTTAAAAGTTAATAAAGGGATTACTAATATTGATATTACAAATGAACAATTACCAACAATTAAAGAGGTGATCGTGCATGAGTGATTTTATTAGATGGAAAGAGGTAGATATACTTACGTATCTGCCTCTTTTTATTGCAAAAGATTTAGAGTTTAAAGCAATGAGTGATGCGGATAGTAGAGAGCATGAACGCATTAGATTATTGTTAATTGAACTATTAAAACAAGATAATATTCAATCAGCAACTTATGCATTAGATAAATGGGAAGAGTTTGTTGGCATAACGCCTAAAAACGATAGTTTGAGTAATAGGCGAAACCGTGTAATAGCAAAGCTAAATAATAGCAATAGTAGTACAAAAGAGTTTCTTGAATCTGTAGCAAATAACTTTGTTTCCGATGAATCAACAGTAATAACTCCAAAGAACGAAAGCTATACCATGGAGCTAAAGTTTACAAAAGATATGTGTGAAGATATTAATAGCTTACAACAAGCGATTGATGAATTTAAGCCGGCACATATTGGGTATGAGGTTTGGGAAGAACAATTACTTGATCAAAAATTGATTGTTTCAGGACTTGTTGTAGCAGAAGAAGAAACACAAATTGGCATGAGTAAATTGTGGGGCGATGTTGAAATAGAACATACTCAATATTATGGAAGTGTAATTGGGTATGAAGAAGTAATTGAAATAGGAGGATAATATGGCACAATTTCCGGGACTTAGTTTAACACTACAAGGGAATAAAATGATTCTAAAATCATCTACAGGTAAAGTTGATGATAGATTGATTATTACAAAAGCAGTAATAGGCGATGGGCAATTAACAACAAATATTGAAAATTTAACATCGCTTGTTAGTCCTAAATTAGAAATTGGATTGAGTAATGTCAAAGAAGTGACAAATGGGCAAATGCAGTTACAATTCAATTTTGATAATAAAAAAGTTGAAACAGGTTTTTATTGGAGAGAAGTAGGTATCTATGGGAAAAATGGAGACAGTGGTCAAGAAAAACTCATAGGATATTCTAACGCTAGTGGATTAACCTCTTATATTCCAGATAAAACAAACGCAATTCCAATGCAGCGCTTATTAATAGCGTTAGGGGTAGGAGATAATCCTAATGTAAAAGGCCTTATTGATTTATCTACGGCTGTTACTAGGGAACAACTAGATGAATCTATTAAAGCTCATAATTCGGCTACAAATGCACATCAAGACGCATTTAATAAAAAACTAGATATTACCTCTAACCAATATGCAAAATCAATCGCTAAACATAATCAAGGCTTGCAAGTAACAAAAGGCGATAACTCACAAGAAGTTATTAACTTTATTACTTCTAACTACAACGATAGCGATATTAATAAAGTGCTTAACTTAGGTACACTTAAAAGCCTGTTAGGCCAAGGTGCTATCGTAGCATCTAAGCTCGATGCTAATGCGGGCTTTGTTAAATTTGCTAATGGTTTCACTATCCAGTGGGGAATTGGTGGCCAAGATAATATTATAAAAACGGAAGTAACATTCCCTATTAGATTCACAAGATTATTCATGGCTAATGCTATTGATGCCTATTGGAGTGGTTCTGATACACCTAGATATTTTGCAAACGCTGTTAGTGAAAGTAGTACCACGAAAGCTGTATTTGTTGCTAGTGATAAATATGCTGCGTCTTATTACTGGTTTGCTCTAGGGATTATCTAATTACCTACCGCGATAAATCTGCCCCAAGCCGTAGTTTTATTTAACCCATCTTTCGCCGCCTGAGAATATACTTTAACCCCAGTTCTAGTATGCTCTCTAAACGAATGGACCTGGTTATCAACATTGTTACCATTCACATCATTACCAACTACTACGTAACACTCTCTATCAAAGGAAATAGGAAATGAAATTGTACCTCCTATTGGTACGTTATTAAACGCTCCCCACTGGGTATTAGGATATACCAACGGCTATCCAATTACACCACAAAGTAGTCCTACCAAGGACTATACGCCGACCTGTTAACATAAATCTTGTATTATCTGTTAAAAACATAGATATTACCAGAGGGTCCCCTTCAGTGTTTATATCTGTACCTGAAATACTAAATACTGTAGTAAACGCTATTGGATAACTAATATACGAGTTTTGCTGTGCGTTAAAAACTTTTCCCCACTGGAGATAGTTTAATAAGTGCCTATAGAACTACGGCATGGGAGCAGGTACATTGCAGTAGGTAATTAGCTGATTCCAAAGCACAGCCAGGTAAAGTTGCCGGCATTGCCACGATTAGTTAAAAAACGTATAGATGTTCTATTATTATTTGAGAAACCACTGTTCCAAGACACATAGAACTCATCGCCTCTTGTGTTTGTACTTGCGGAGTCGTCGGTACATAATGCAACTAACACCTTACACGCAATAGGCAATGTTAAATCACAATATGTATTTTGATTTAAAAACCAAGTTAATCCCCACTGGGGAGTTATTTTAATAATTCCACGGTTTTACGTAGCTCACGAATAGTTTTATGAGTGTATACCCTAGTGGTAATATCACCTTGTTTGTGGCCTAGCAATGAGCGCAAAGCGTTAGGCGGTGCGACCGAATCAAGTAAACTTGCGAATGTGTGTCTGGTATCGTGGATAGTATGCTTACAATTTAACTGTTTCATAATATTTTGAAAATGCTTACGGAATGTTGTGTAACTTACAGTAAATAGATAATCATCAGTATCTATATATAACAGTTCTATTAGCGGTATAATGCGACGATGTAATGGGATGATACGACCCTCGCTCGCTTTTGTTTTAGCGTGCCTTACGATGAGATATGATGATCGTCTATTGATATCCTGCCTACGTAAATTAAGTAGCTCACTTATGCGGAGCCCTGTGTAGAGCAGTATTAAAATCATGCGAGAATAAGATGTATCTATCGCCCATAATTTGTTGATTTGTTGGCGAGTGAATACTCTTCTTCTAATTGTTGGCACATTGGGGCCTAGATTTAAGTGTAAGGCGTAATTAGTGATAGGATAATCTTGTATAATAGCGTAATTAAATAATTGATTAAGTAATGTACGGACTTTCTTACATGATGAGTAGGAAAGTCCTTTTACGTGCATGGAATTAATCACATTTTGGAGGTGCTGAAAATGAATATCCGTGATAGGCATATCCGCTATGTTGGATATGTGTTTAAAAGCAATGTGATAAGACTTAATAGCACTCTTAGAAACAGACCGTGAGTGAATCGGCAACCACTCGTTAAATAGTTGCCTTAATGTAATGATATTGCGTTGCATACGTTTTAATATAACAAGGTGACGGCGCATAATTTAACCTCCGAAAGGATATTACTATGAATCAATATATATTTATTTTAAATGAGATGGGCGAGAGAATTACGTCCATTGTGGATAACACAGTAACAAAAGAACAGTTGTTAACAACTGCAAAAGAACAATGGCCAGATGCTGCCGATTACATTTACTCCGAAAACGGTGACAACATGCTTGACGAGTTTATGAAAGGCAAATTCTATGTAGATGGCAAGTTCGTTGAACCGCAAGCAAAAGAGCCAACAAAGGCGGAAAAAATCGCTGAAATTAGAAATTATTACAATGGGCGTTTTGAAACGTTAGAACAAATGTTATTAAGACGTCGCTTGATTAATGGCGATATTACCGACTTGCAAGATCAGTTTAAGAAACTGAATCAAGAAATGGTATTAAAAATTAAGGCGGTGAAATAATGGAAACATTTGAAATTAAAAGTGATATTCCTGTAATGAAGTTCTGTGAATGGTGCTATGAAACATTAAATGAGGATGGAACATGCCCAACAGAAGGATGCATCCATAATGACTTAATGGAATTGGACGAGGTGCGTGAAGATGAAACTACCGGTCCTACACAACTTTAATGTGATTAAAGGAGAAACAATTACTCTAAATGTTGGTTATACCAATATGGTAGATAGTGAAAGCCTATTTGCATGTGTTAGAAAATATCCAACAGATGAGGAGTACAAGGCAAAGTTTGATATATCTGTATCTCAAGATGGGTTAGAAAATGATGAGCTGTGCAAAATCATTTTATCTTTGGACACAGATACATTAAGCCGTGGTAAGCACTACTGGGATTTGTTTTTGTGGAGTGGTAATAAGCCTATCAAATGTTTAATAAAAGGTGAAATCACAATATGTGAAGGCGTTAGCAATAGGGGGAAATAATATGAGTGATGAAAATATTCATATAAAGTCTAATGATGATGATAAAATCATTGTCAAAGATAATACCCAAATTATTAAATTGCAAGGGCCAAAGGGTGAACCAGGAGAGCAAGGTCCTCCTGGTCCTCCTGGGCCAAAGGGTGAGCCTGGTAAGAATGGTATTGACGGACTAAACGGCGAACAAGGGTTGCAAGGTATTCAAGGTATTCAAGGACCACCTGGGCCTCCTGGTGCTCCTGGTAAAGATGGAAAGTCATTTACTTATGACATGTTCACATCGGAGCAATTAGAGGCCTTAAAAGGCCCTAGGGGTGAACAGGGTCCTCCTGGTGATGGTGCTAATGTAGATTTATCAGCCTATACAACTAAACAAGATGCCGATAATCTGTATCTAAAAAAAGTTGATATAAGAAATTACCTTACTATGTTAGGCGACCCTAAATATGCATTAAAAACAGATCTAAATGATTATTTATCTAAAACAGATGCGACAAATAATTACGCTCAAAAGGGGTGGGCTACTCAAACATTCGCCTATAAGAACGATTTAGGTACTTTTATTAAGAAGAATGAGATTGCTCAATATGCATTAACTCCTGGTGATGCCTCTAATCGTTACGTTAATAAACTAGAGGGGCAGTCCTTTGCTCAAAAATCTGAATTAAGTAATTATGTTAAGAAAACGGAAATTAATCAGTATGCATCAAGTACACAAGGGCCACCTGGGCCTAAAGGGGAACCTTTTAAATATTCTG